TGCTTCATCGATGATGATAACTTTCTTACCACCACCAAGAGACATCGCACTGGCATAGTTTTTAATCTTAACTCGGAAAGTATCAATGCCTGATTCATCCGAGCCGTTAATCATCAGATAGTCGCAACCGATCTCGTCACACAGTGCACGAGCAACGGTAGTCTTACCTGTTCCTGGAGTGCCGCAAAGCAAGAGATGCGGAATCTCTTTGCGGTCAACATAAGATTGAAAAGTGCTCTTGTATTCATCAGGAAGAATACAATCGGCAATAGTATGAGGACGGTATTTTTCAACCCACAATGCTTCATTCATGATATAACCTCAAACTTCAAATAAATTTTCAAGAGTAGATTTTTCTTGATTTGCTTTCAATTGATAATTTGTAAAAAATTTACCATGCCGTTTGTAATTTTTTGCTTTCTCATTCCAAACATCAACATGAAATTTTCTTACATCAGAAGAAGTGAAAGCATAATCTGGAAGATCTTGCAGACCTTCCTTCACATAACATTGTGATTTCGGAATCCACTTTTTTACAAGTTTATCGTCTATATTATCATTTTCAAAACACCAAGCATTTACCATATCGGTTCCAATGGTTCCATAGATGGTGTTTACGGTTGCATGTGGAGTTTTTCTACAGGTTATCACAGTATTCATAATATAACTCCTGATTGTTTATTCAGTCACTATTCTACGCCATTTTCCGTTTGTCATCAAGTACATCTCGCCATCAGGACCGACGGTCATACTTGCGGTTACATGCTTTTGTGTTCCTGGAACAAAACGTGGACCGAAACTAAATGTGCCATCTGGTGGTGCAATTTGACCATACTCAGCACCAATTCCAAACTTACCATTGTGGCCAGCAGCTTCAATTTGTTTTACTGTTTCACGCTTATCAGCATCAGGAAGAACAGCAGCAGCGGCTACAATACCACCACCAGCAACACCACCAGCAATACCAAGATACTTGAAAAAATTACGCCTTGTTGCCATATTTGTGCTCCCAAATTGAATACAAACCAAGACCCACAACCAAAAGAACTGGAGGGGCAGAGGCAGGAAGCCAAAGGTAGATGGAGTTGACAAGAGCAACTACCATAAACACGACTAGGAATATTCCTAATTTCACATCATCTTTATGCATAATATAACTCCGAAGAGAAGATGGGGTGGAGGAGGTGAACCCTCACGGCGAGCAGTCTGGCGGATAGTGCCGTCAAAAGAAATTGCACCCCAATAAGATTATTTAGCCACAGATTCGTAGACAGTTTGAAAATCGCTCTGCTCTGCGATTTCTTCCTCATAATTACGCTTGTGGTAAACTTTCGCCAGTTTTCGACTCAACTTCTTTGGAAGTTCGCATTCGTCCTGCATCTTCTGAAGAATTTCTTTAATCAGATCGCGCTCGGCTTCAATGCGAGTAAGTGAGTTTGAGATTTCCTGTAGGCATCCCAGAACCTTTGCTTTATCTACTTTCATATTACTCTCCGAAAGAAGAACTTGCTGCTTCAATAGCGATGTAGTATGTAATCGGAATTGACTTATGCTTGAACTGAGCCAAACCCTTCTTTGCGATCGAAACATCATAAGAGCCATCAAGCAACTTAAAGTTTTCGACCTTCATCACAACACGGAACGTGCTGCCGCCTTCAACTGTACCAATTTCAATCTTAGACTGGTCAGCAGAATCATCCTTCACGTCAGTTGCAATAAAGAAGATTGAAGAACCATCACACTCAAAAACAAAATTCGGCGAACCAGAAATACCTGCAGAACGCTTCATCCAATCAAGATCTTCTTGAGAGATTGTAAACGAACAATCTGGTGCACCAAAAGTGATTGACTTATCAGGTGGAGTTACAATAACCTTCGGCGAGCAATACTTGATGTAATCAGACTTCTTATTTGCACTGATATTGAGTTTGTCATCATCAAACGACAAATCAGCATCCTTGTAAAGAGAAACCTTTGCCAAGAGTTTATTCAGATCGTAAAGAGCAAACTCCTTGGGGAAGTTTTCTTCTACGGTGGCTTCAACAAAGATTGTTTTCAGTGGTGAAATTGTTTTCAGAGTGTTGCCAGACTTAAATTGCAGACTCTGATTGATGCTTGAAAAGTTTTTCAAGACATGCACAGTATTTTCAGAAAGTTTCATAATTAACGACCTCATTTGCTTCAACACGATTATTATATAACGAATCAACCAACTTGTCAACCCTTACAGTCAACTCATCTAACGAACAATTATTGTCCATCACAATATCATAATGCGCACCAATCCAAGCCCACTCACTAAAGTGAACTTCTGGATAAGCATTGCGCATTATTTCTTGTTTGTTATAGGTATTGCACTCACGAGCAAGGGCATACCACTCTGGATCTTCACCACGGCGAACACGAATGACTTTACCGCCAGAATTTACAATTGCATTGATTTCATTTGGAAAACGAACATCAGCAATCACATAATTATTCAATGGTGCATTTTCACAGCGACGCATCACAGTGTGGACCCAGAGGTCAGGGTGAAATACATCCCGCCCTGCCTCTGTGCCCATTAGCTGGAGTGCTAATCTTGGTGAGAACTCACGACCGAGTTTTTCTGACCACCATTCATCTGGTTGTTCACGCCATGCTCTTGATTCAGGTGTAGCACCTTCAAGCATTTGACGATCCCAACCAAAAATGATTGAACAAGCATCTTTGAGACTATTTGCATAACTCTCTTTGAAGAAACCATGACGATCGACGAGAATATCGGCTATAGTTCCCTTTCCACAATTTATAAATCCGACCAATCCAATCAGCATACACTCACCATTTTCATATTTCTTTTCCAACTCATAATTCTACCTCTGTTCCAACCTTTTGGAACAGGATGAGATTTTAGATGTTGTTTACTCGAAATGCCATCATTTATCCAACAATATTGAGATGCTTTTTCTCTGATGTTTTGTTTTGCTTCTTCAGATAAAGGAACACCTTTATTATGCGGAACAAATCCCTTTTTGAATCTGGTTGATTCACCATTCAAATGCGCAGATTTATTCCCCACTATAATGCCTTTGCAATCTTTTCCTTTATTCCAAGGCACATTTCCAGCAGCATGGGTATTGCCATAAAGAATTGGCATAGAACCTTGCCCCCACTCGGCATCTTCTGGAACTTTGCTCAACTCTTGATCGCTGAGTGATACAATTTCGCAAGGCTCTATTCCTAGAGCCTCACTAATTTTATGTGTAATCTTATAGGTATAAATAGACATGCTGATACTCCTTTGCAGTATTAGGGTCCCTGGGAATTGCCGTTCCGCGAGGGACATCTTTATTTATACAAAATAAATCACAAAGTTTCTTTATTAGAGAGAGCCAACAAGGTTTGCAACGGCTGGCATATCACCAGTGAATGCATAGGTTCCGATGTGATGCGTCTTCATCCATGGGCAGAGCCAAATCTGACCACCAAGTTTACGCCACCACTGGCAGAACATATAGTCTTCAGACAAGTAACGATCTGAGCGACCATGATCAATTACTGTATCGAAATATGCATGGATGTAGCGAGTGCCGTCAAAGTTTGCCTGACCAACGTGGTCTGGGCGATAACGCAACTCTGGATACGCTTCCTTGAACTTACCAAACACTTCGCGTTTGATAAGCATAAAGCCAGTGCCAATCTCAAGAACTTCAACAGGCTCAGCAACAGAGAACTTCTCAGTGCCAGGAACTGGATTGAAGACGAAATCACCAGCAAGTTTTTCCATATCTGATGGTTCAATGTCTGGATGACGTTTCACGCCTTCCTTCACAGCACCCCACTTAATGGACTTCTTCGGATATGGACCACCGATAATTTCCTTATCAAGCGCAAGAAGAGCAACCACGTCGCGTGGATCGTAATGAATATCTGCGTCGATAAAGAGGAGGTGAGTGAAACCTTCTGCGCGAAGGAATTCATCTACGAGATAGTTACGAGCACGAGTAATGAGAGATTCATTAAAGATAAATGAGAAACGCACTTCAATGCCGTACTGAGAACAAACTGATTGTAGGTCAAGGCAAGACTTTAGATACATGCCATGAGCCATACCACCATACATCGGTGTTGCTACGAACAGTTTAAATGAACGTAGTTTTTCTACAGGAACTTCAAGTTGCATAATTATTCACTCCAGTTGTAAAATTTTCTAATATGGTCAATAATCTTAGACTGATCATCGAGATTTTCGTTGACCATTGTCTCTATATAGTCCATGAGTGTCAGCGAACCCATGATATTCGAGATTTTAGTCTTACGAGAATTTTTGAATTTGTCATCTTGATCATCTTTACGATCAATATGACGTTGGTCTAGTGTATCATCTTTGACTTTAAGAATCAACACTTTAAAGGAATCAGGAAATGCTGCTGACAATTGATCCAGCATTTTGCCATTGAACAATCGATCGCCTTCGAAGATTACGTTCACATTCGCATTCTCATAATCTAATTCCATGAAGAACTTCTCAGCGTCTGGTTGTACAGCCATTGACAAACGATCTGTTCCCTGAAACACATTACCGTCATTTGCATATTTGCCAAGAATATACAGGTTTAATTTTTCTGAATACATGGCATCAAGAAGTTTCTGTGGCTTACAGATCTTCCAATCATCAGCCATCGAAATCAACTTGAACATCAGAGTGGTCTTACCAGTTGCTGGTTCACCACCCATCGCAATCACTTTTACCATAATGCCTCCAAACCTTCCTTCACTGGTTGCTCATCATCGAACATCCAGTCCATTCTTTCTATTCTACCTGTTCTTAAGAAATAAGTAAACTTTTCAGGTTTAATATTTTGGCGTTGTGCAAGAGTAAGTTCAAGTGTTTCGTTTCTTGCTTGCCATAAAACATTCCATTGTATGCCAGCCCAATCATCACCTTCTGCCTTTTCAATTTCTTCAGATTGGCGATCGAGATAATATCCAAGATAACGTCCATGGTGTTCACGAAAGATTTTCTTAAACGAACAAAGGCAAGTTTCCATCGTGAAGAAATCAATCTGATTCTTTAAACCAGGGAATCTTCCTCTTGTTTCTTCGAGAATGTCTTTCGCTTTACTTTCAAGGTCATCGCATTCTGCAGCAGTAAGTCTTGTATCGTACTTGTCATCTTCGCCGAGGGCAAGATG